GGGGGAGCTATAACGGCAACCGCGACGGCTCGGATGTTCACATCGTCAATTCCTCGAAGGCATGGTTGCTGGGCACGTCGGTTGTCCAGAGCCCCGACGCAGCCAATTCGGACAATGGATGCTTTACGGCCTCGGATACCTCCGAGATGTGGCTGGAAAATACCAGTGCCGCCGCTCAATCGGGAAGTGCAAAGGCTGTTTGGGCCGCCAGCGCAGGGTCGGTGATCCACAAGCGCAATCACGCGACCGTCCAAGGCGTGGAGACTGCTGTCGGCACGATAGACACATTCTGAAGCTGGGGAGCTGAGGGCGCTGGCGCCGGCGGCATCACCCACGCTGGGAACTCACCTAAGCAGGAGTCTTGGCTGATGGCAGGTCGCGCAACCCATGGGCTGACCGTATAATGCTGGCTGCTGGAAGGCTTAGGGACCGGATCACGATCCGGCGCCCCACAGTCACGGCATCGGGGAAGGGTGGCCAGACCCGTGGGTGGGAGACGGTCGCCGCCTGGGTTCCGGCTGAGATCATCGGCCAGAGCGGGCGCGAGGCCGTTATCGCGAACACCCTGCAAGGGGTGGCCACTTACCGCATCACCATTCGCTGGCGGAGCGGCGTCCAAGCCAAGGATCAGATCCTCTGGCACTCGCCTGGCGGCGACGTCGAACTGAATGTCCTAGCACCCCCCAGCGACCCCACAGGGCGCCGGGTGATGCTGCAAATCATCGCGGATACGTCCGCTCAACAAGGAGCTTGAGAAATGGCCAAGGTTAAGGCGCTGCGCGACTTCAGCAATCCGAACATCGGCAGCCACAGCGAAGGCGACAGCTTTGAGTATGACGCCCAGAAGGACAGCGAAGGGCTGGTGAAGCTGGGCATCATCGAGAAGCCTGAAACAAAGGTCGAGAACAAGGGCGGCAAGGACGCCTGATGGCCCGCCGGCGCATCCGCGGGGATCGCGCTTTCAAGAAGCTAATCCGCCGGATGCCCGAGGCTATCCGTGAAGAGATGGTCTCTCAGCTAGATGAGGCTGGCGACCAGATCCTTGCGGCACAGAGAGCGGCTGCTCCCAGACGTACAGGGGCACTGGCAAGCGGACTGTCCAAGCGGCTTTATCCGCGCTCGCTTCGCCTTCGTGTCGGACTTATCGGCAAGGCCATCAACCGAAAGCTCTATTACGGGCGCATCGTCCAGAGTGGCCGCAAGGCTCAGACAGTCACGGCCCGGCGCAGCACTGCCAGCGGTGTCAGCAGTTACCAGTTGAGGGTCAGGGCCATGCCCGGTCGCCCCTTCGTCCATTCCGAACGGGCCAAGTCCATCCGCAATACGCTTGGCGGGCGGCTGAAGGACTTCTGGAACAAGGTTCTGGCGCGGGCATCTCAAGGAGTAAGCGATGCCTGATCTGAAGCTCGCCGCTCAAGACGCGATTTATGACCTTCTCAACGCGACGCCTACGGTCACGGATGTCGGGCCAGTCTGGCAACATGCCCCGGAAGAACTCGAGCCGCCTTACACGATCATCGGCGACATGAGCGCCTCACCCATTGGCGGGAAAGATGGGGGCTTGGATCGCATCGAGTTCGAGATCCTCACGGTTCGGCGGGAGCCTGGCCGAGAGTTTCTGACGCCCATGATGGCGGCAGTTCGGGACACGCTGGAGGGGGCTGAGCTTACCTCGGCGGATGCGGTGCTCTCGCCGCCGGTTTTCGAGAGTGACGAAGACGATCTGCTTGACGACGGGCAGACCTACATCGGCGTCCAGCGGTTCTCGCTGATCGCTCAGCCAAACGATTAATCCAAGGAGGCCACAATGGCGAAGAAGCTCGGCAATGACTACCGGCTGTGGATCGAAAGCACCACGCCCGGCACCTTCAATCAGATCCTCGGTCAGCAAGACCTTTCGATGGACGAGAGCGGCGGCACGATCGACACGTCTTCCAAGGATGACTTTCCTTACGGCACCCAGGCGCCAGGGCTGAGGTCGGTAACGATCAACTTCAGCATTATCCCGAACCTTCCTGACGTCACTGGCTTCACGCGGTTCGAGAGCATCGCCACGGCCACGACTTCGACCACGCTCAAGGTCCAGATCCGCAAGGGCGGCAGCGCCGGTACGGATACAGACAAGGTGTTCGAGGGAACGTGCTACATCACCAACTTCAACAAGTCGTTCGGCATGAATGACGCGGTGAAGGCTACCGGTTCGCTCGTCGCTGCCGCCGCTCCGACCACCAACGCCCTGTCCTAATATGGCGAAAGACGAGGAAGCCAAGCTCGACGCTAGGGGGCAAGTCACCCTTCCTCTTGGTGGCGTGGACTATGGGCTTCGGCCCAGTTTCGCCGCTATCTCTGCGATCGAGCGCAAGCTTCGCCCGCTTCCCGCGCTCGTCGCGGAAGGGGGGCGAGGCGACCTCAGCCTTGCCGACATGGGCATCATCGCTGCCGAGCTGATGCGCGCCTATGGTGAGGCCAACCCCTCGGACGAACTGGCCGACACCTACAAAACGTCGAAGCCGGAACGTCTGGCAGAGCTGATCTACGAGGCTGGAAGCCCACGCATCCTTGCACGGCTTCTGGTCGTCCTGATCGGCTCGTTCAACGGGGGTTACACTGCGTCGGGGGAAGCGAAGCCGCCGGAGACGAAGAAGAAGTAGACCCGCTCCGGCGGCAACAGGGCATCGCCTATGCCGCGTTCCACTGGTCGCCCGCGCAGTTTTGGGCCTCTACGCCCCATGAGTTTTACGCGGGCTACGAGGCTTATCGGGCCATGAACACCCGGCCTGATGCAGAGGACTAGGGGCGGTCTTTGTTTGCCGACCTGATAGCGGCTCTAACGGCCCAGAAAACTACTAAGCCGATCAAGATAAACGGCATCGCCCCGAGAATCAGCAAAACCAGCCAGTGCCAAAAAGTCGTTTCCATGGGGCGGCTTATCAACCCCCGCATCGCGAACGGTCAAGCTGTTAGGAGATCTATCGAATGGCAGCACAGGGCCGCGATGTTCGCCAACTGCTGTTGCAGGTGGATGCGAGTGTCGCACTAGCGCAGAGGAATCTTGGCGCGCTTGCATCTCAGGTTGACCGAGACGCGACCCGAATGGATCGCTCGCTTAGCCGAATTGACGGTGCAACCTCGCGTCTCGACCGAGCATTTAACGGTCTCCGCAATACTGCGGGGGCTCTTGGCATTACCCTGGGGGCGGCCGGCGTTGCCGCTGGCGTTCGAGGCTTTCTGGGCTATGCCGACGCCGCTAAGACGCTTGAGGCACAACTTAGGCTAGCCACCCAATCCAGCGGCAATTTCGCTCAAGCCCAGGAAGACGTTCGCCGGATTGCCTCTGAGACCCGCAGCGGCATTGAAGAGACATCTAACCTCTATTCGACCTTCCAGCGGAATGCGCGGGAGCTTGGGGTAACCCAGCAAGAGGCGGCGCGAGCAACAGAGACCGTTAGCAAGTCATTCCAGATCAGTGGTGCCAGTGCGGCCGAAGCTTCGGGCGGGATGAGGCAGTTCCTTCAAGCCATCCAATCAGGCCGGCTTCGCGGCGAAGAGTTCAACTCGGTAATGGAGAACGCGCCGCGGCTCGCTCGGCTTTTGGCTGACAGCCTTGGCGTCACAATTGGCCAACTTCGCGCCATGGCGGGTGAAGGGGAGCTCACCGGCGATAAGCTGATGGCAGCCCTGACAGACCGCAAGTTCACCGCTGCCATTGACGAAGAGTTCCGTGAACTTCCGGTGACCTTCGATCAGGCCATGACCCTGGTCAACAACGCAGCGGTCGAAACTTTCGGGGCGTTTGACAGAGGCGGGCGGTTCTCGGAGGCGATTGCCAGCTTCATCCTCAGTGGAACTGGCGGGATGGAGGATCTTGCTAATTCCGCCGAGCAGGCGGGCATTGAGATTAGGGCGTCCTTCGAGGCGCTCGGTGACGTCTTCGAGCCCTTGTGGGAAGGCGGCAAGGATGTCTTCAATGCTTTGGGCATTGAGGCGATGTCGCTGGGCGACACCATCGCGGGCCTACTCCAGGCTTGGGACGATGCCGCTAACCGCATCCGGCCTATCCGTGAAGATGAGTTCAGCCTGGTCGGAATGCTCACCGGCCCTAATCAGCGCGGCGATCTGGCGGGTCAGTTCCGTTCGCGGCTGAACACCTCTCGGGCGGCGGGGCAGGATGATGCCACCGCCCGTGCCATTGGGCTCCGAGCCCGTGGCGGGCGCAGTATCGCTGATAATAGCTTCCAGCGGTATCTCAACGAACCCGGTCGCTATGACCTTTTCGGAAATGACCGCACAAGCAGGCCGCGCCCCACAGGGGGAGGCGGGGGCGGTGGATCGTCCAGGCGCTCCCGTGGCGGCGGCTCAAGGCGGGGGCGGACTCCGGCGCCTGCGCGCCCTGGTGAT